CAGGCATAGGACAGCGCCTTGTCCAGCTCCATCCCCGCGCCAACCAACTGATTCACCAGCTCGGCCACGTCGTTGCGGCCCATTCCGGTGTCTTGCGAGGTCTGAATGATGGTGCGGGTCAACTGGGCTTCTTGTGGCTTGTTCGCCACGTCGGCCTTGATTGCAATGTCGCGGATGATCGCCTGATAGTCCGCGCTGATCTTGGTCGGAATGGCTACCGCCCCGACACCGGCCACGGCCTGGCCAATGCTGGACTTGAGGCCCTCCTTGCCCTGCTGGATCTGCTGGTGCCCCTTGAGCTGCAGATCCGCACCCCGGGCCACTCGGCCGAGTGCCTGATATTCCTGGCGCAGCTTGTTGACCTGGACACCCTGCTTTTGCAGGCTGCTCAGGTTCCCTTCCAGCTTGCGCAACAACCCGGCGGCCGAGGCCGCACCGGTTTCGTGCGCCCGCCTCCATTCATCCCGCAGGCGCATGGTTTCGCCGATGGTGTTCTTCAGCACCTTGGCCTTGTTGCCTTGTTCCTCCAGCTTCTTGATCCGGCCCTCAACCGTCTTGAAGGCTGCCCCCACCGTCGAGCTGACAGCGCCGCCGATCACCAGCCCCAACGCCAGTTTGCTTGCCATCTGATCCCCCTACGCCCGAGTTGACGGGCTCAGTCCGTGAGCCACCAGACCATGTCGCTAAAGCGCATGGTCATGATTTCCTCGGCGGAAAAATGCAGCTCGCTCGCGAGCCGCTTCGCCGCCATCTTCATCACCGCCGGGTCAAAGTTCGTCGTCTTGCACCAGGCGAAAATAGCCGGCCTGCAGGCGCTGGTAATCCTTGAGGGTCATGCCCTCCAGGTCCTTGGAGCCGACCCCGGCCAAGCTGGCAAACAGCATCAGCTCGCGCTGTTCGTCGTCACCACCGGCGGCGGTGTTGGCGGCACGCACATCGCGCACGGTGGGTGCACGCAGGGTGACCTTGTCGCAGACCACGCCATTCATCTCCACCGCCTTGGTGAGGGTCACGGCCACGCTCTCGGCACTCAGAGTCATCCAGGCCGGTGTCTTTTTCGCTACTTGAGTCATGGGGGTTTTCCTTACAGGCCCAGGGCCGAACGTTGGGCGGCGAGCTGGTCGACGCCGTTGATCACGCGCTTCATACCCAGCGCATCGATCTCGTAAATGAGGCGGCCGTCTACTTCCAGCTTGTAGTAGGTCAACGCCACGTTGTGCTTGATCTCGGCCTTGTCGCCGGCCTTCCAGTCGCCCATGTCGACCTCCTTGAGCATGCCGCGCAGGGTGACAATCACCGGGGTGACCTTGCCCTTGAGGCCCTTGAAGGCGCCCCGAAACACGCCGTTGAAGGCGGTGCCGTCAGCCAGACCGAAGAGCTTCAACGACTCGCGGCGCACACCGGTGGTGGTGAAACCGGCTTCCTGTTTTTCCATGCCCATATCCAGTTCCACCGGCAGGTCCATACCACCGGCCCGGTGCTCCTCGGTCTTGAGCGTGAGCTTGGGCAGGGTCAGGCTTGGGACATCGCCCTGGAAGCTGATGCCATCGGCGAACAGGTTCATGTTCGCCAGGGTTTCGGGAATCATTGCCATTGCTGCGGCTCCTTAAGCGGCGGAATCGAGGACTTCGGTCAACCACTGATTGGTGACCTCGACACGGAAGTTGGGGTTTTCGGCGGGCGGTACATCGGTAAAGCGGATGTTCCAGTACACCTTGCCCTGCTCCAGCTGGCTGGCGGTGTTGAGTTCGGTGTCGGCGTAGACCTCGAAATTGATAATCGCGCCCTGGTTCTTCAGGTCGCGCATGAACGCCTGCAGGCCCTCGGTCACATCCTTGACATAGGTCGCGGTGATCGAGCGGTCGACCGCCCACTTGTGCCCGTAAAGGATCGCGTCCATGACGATGTCCATGGTTCGCACCCGGGTGACGAACGCCCACTTCGGATCGCTGGACAGCGTGCGGTTGCCCCAGAGCCGAAAGCCCGCATCACGAATGATCGTGGTGATATTGGCGTTGTTCAGCAGGTTGGCCCGGCAAGTCTCGTCCCCGTCGAGGAACTCAATAGGCCGGGTAGTGCCGGTGAGGCCGACAAACTCCTTGTTCGACGGCGAAGCCCAGAAGCCGTACTCGTTGTCGGTCCAGGCGAACAAGCCCGCCGCCCAGGCCGAGGCCGGCGCATCAACGGTCGCGCTCTCGCCGGTGTCCCAGTACTGAATACCCGGGTCGACCAGGTAGGCCCGCTTGGCGCCGAAGTTCTTGGCGTACTCCATGGCCGCCTCGTCGGTGGTGTTGGGGCCGTCGAGGATGGCCAGGCCACGCAGCTTGTCGGCCAGGGCGACCAGGGCTGTGCCCACTGGCAGATCTGCGCTGTGCTTGGGGGCCACCAGCAACCGCGGCTGCGCGTTGAATCGACTCTTGCCATCCAGCAGCGCCTGCAGGCCGGTACGCTTGCCGCTGGCAAGCACCCCGCCAATGATTGCGGAGGTCTGCTGTGCAGCGTCCTGAACCTTGGCCACACCGCATGCAACGATCACCGCCTTGGCGCGCTGGTAGATGGCCTTGCACGCCTTGGTGATGGCCGCATCTGGGCCCCAGGCCGCGATGGCTTCGCGCTCGTTGGTGATCAGCAGCAAGTCGTTGGCCTTGGCGCTGAAGTCGGGGCCTTCGGTAAAGGTGTCCACCAGGCCGATGATCGAGGACGACGGCAGCGAGATAGTACGCGTGCCGGTGTCGACGTTGGTAACGGTAACGCCGTGAAAGAAACCACTCATGGATAAGCTCCAGACATGAAAAAGCCCCGCATGAGCGAGGCTGTGGGAGGAACAGGCGCCGTAGCGCGGGAAAGAAAACGCCCCGTCAGTGCGGGGCGCTTATGGGGTCAAGCTGGACAACCACTCAGGCACCGGCGGGCGGTGTTCGCTGAGCGGGAATTCGCCGGACTCTGGCCAGCCACGCAGCGCCCGGCGGTAGGCTTGGAGTTGGCTGTACTGCTCGGCTGTAAGAGTGGTAGCTGCGCTATCTTCCAGTTCGTCGCGGTGCCGAGTTACAACGCCATCCGTTTCAGTCAACTGCTGATCACGCCAGGCCCGTTCAACGGCGGCAAGCTCCTCAGCGCTCGGTGGCGGTGGGTCGGTAAGCACCGGGAAGCCGTCCTTGCCCCAATCAATGACCTTGCCTGCGGCCTGACCTGCCATTAACTCGGCGTGCCTTTCAGCGGTTATTTCGATGACATCCTTCGGCATAGAAATGTGAACAGTGGGATCGTAGAAGCTGCGAGTGGATTTCGAACTGAACATAGACCCTCCTCAATTTCCTAGGGCGATGAAAAAACCACCAAGATCGGCATTCGGCACCCCTGTAGTACTAAGCATCGCCGTGGCTTTAATTCCGTTTGTGCCCTTGCTTACCAGGGAAAACACTGTCGACCCTCCGTTGCCGAGTATTGCAGCGCTGTGGCACGCATTCGGGAACGCAATGTAAAAGACAGCATTCCAGTTACCCGTTGCTCCTCCGGCCGACACAGCACTTCCCCATTGCAGAATTAGGCCCCCCGGCAGTCTCTGATAACCAGCTGGTGCTAACGATGCTGCAAAGCTGGCGGCGTGCTTAAGCATCGCTACACCCGAGGCGATCCATTGCGTGCCGTTGCTCACCAGCGATACAGACTCGCCATCGTTCACGGTGATGCTTGATGCGGGCGCAAGCGCACTGTTCAGAAAAATAGTGTCAGTACCCTGGCGCAGAATCGAACACGACAAAGACGATGCACCAATGCCGATTACAGATCCGACCGGCACACTGTCTAGCAGTGGCAGGGTCAAACTGTTGCAGGCACCGAACACATTGATATGAGCATTGACTTGCGACGGCTGGATCACCTGCCCAGCTGAGCCGTAGCTGAAAGCCCGACCGAATCCACCGATTGCTCGCTGCACAAACTCCGTCGTGGCCAAAGCCTTACTGGTGTCGAACTGTGCAGCAGTAGGAGCAGTCGGAATTCCGGTCAACGCCGGCGAATTGATCGGTGCCAGGCTCTGGGTCACGCTCTTGAACGCCAGCGACGTGGTGCCGAGAACAATCGGCCCATCCGTAGCCAGCAGCCACAGGGTATCGGCACTGACGGCGCCTTGCTCGACAGCGACCAACAGGCCTGGAGTAACCTTTGCGCTGGTGTCTGCATCGGCGGCCCGCTTCCAGATTTCTGCCGTGAGGTAGATCCCGTTGTCCTTGGCCTGAGCCTGGTCCTTCACCAGCACCCGTGAACCCAAAGGCACCGGAACCCCGTCAATCGTCGGGGTCCCCGCCAGCTGAATCGGCCCCGTGGTCGCCACCAATACAGACGCCTTTGTGTCCTGCCGGTTAACCACGTCGGCAATCGAGTCATCGACATATTGCCGGGTCGCCAGCACCACGGCCGGGTCGATTTTCAATACCACACTGGCCGCGCTAGAGACGATGAAGTTCATGCGCACGACTTGGGTCCGGCCGGAGCCCTGGGACATCAGCGGTTTGTAACTCGGTGCGCAGTTCGCCACCGCAACCAAGGCGCCATCCGCGTCATACAAACCAATCTCACGAATCCACCAGCCACCCTCGTCGGCCGGGATGATCTGTTCGGCGACAATAATGTTCGGGTTGGCCGGGTCGACCGACAGCTTGTTCAGCGGCCGGCGTCGGCGCTCGTTAATCAGCCGAGTTTGCGCCCGGTCTGGAATAGGGTCGGTGCCGTTGGCATCGCCGACGCCCATCTCGGTTAGTTTCCAGGGTATGCCCAAGGCATCGGCGTTGGCCTGTTTGGCCTCACCCGCCGCAGTGAGAATTGCGAAAAACTGACTGTTCGGGTCGATCATGGGTATGTGTCCAATGTGTCGATTGAGTGTTCACGCCCAGGGGCGCCGATGTAGCAGGTAAGGGCAATAGCGCCCGAGACGGGCGGGTACACGTCGACGCTGTCGGTTGAGTCTTCGCGGCCGGTGTTGCTGAGGACGCCGGTTGTGACGATGTCGCGCAGCACAGGCGGATACACGTCGATTTCGTCGCCGAGGTTCAGAGCCACGCCGATGTTCAGTGCGCCCTTGGTTTCAAGGCTGATCGCCAGGCCGGTCAGGTGCCGGGTGACCGGTTTGGCGTCGTCGATCAGGCGTTCCAGCTCCTGATACATCTCTTCGGTGATGCCGGTATCGAGGACACCAACCTTTAAGGCAAAGGTTCCGGGTACGCCTTGAGGCACGGTGTTGAACCACTCGATAATCTCGATCAAGTAGCCCAGCGGTTCCACCACCCGCCGCAGCGCACCGATGGTGCCTTTGCGGGCATGGATGAAGAACGATGCCCGAATGGCGCTGCGCTTAACCGTCTCGGACCAGCTCAGGTCCCAACGATCCACCGACCAGGCCCACGCCAACTGCGAGAGCAGGTGCGCCGGACAGGTGTCGGGGTTGTACAGCGTGCGCAGGATACTGGCCGTGTCCTGGGTGTTGACCGCCTCCAGGCCGCGCTCCAGTGCCGTGCTGTTGATGGGGAGTAGGCTCGGCATGTCAGGTCCCCAGCTTAATGCTGTAGCCCGTGCAATACGCCGCTTGGGCTTGGGTCGGGGCTAGGTCCTGCCAACCCAGCAATTCCACCCGGGCCACACCTGCGACATGCAATTGCGCATCGATAGCCGAACGGGCGACCTCGACGCCCAATCGCTTGCGCGGGTTCATCCAGGCTTTGAACCTACGTTCTGCCTCCGCCAGCGCGGCATCGCTTTCCGGGCCCGGGCCCTTCATGTGCAACACGGCATCCACGCGGTAGCACAGCACCTGGGCACTCTGCACCGTGACCCGATCCGCCACCGGCCGCACATCATCATCGTTAACGGCCTTGGCAACAGCCGCGAGCAGCTCCGGCCCGGCGGTGCCATCGCCCTCCAGGCTCAGTACCGACACCGTCACGCAGGCAGGGGCCGGGCTTTCTGCTGATGCATCCGCCACCAACGCCGAGGCGTTGCGCGCATGCAGGATATAGCTGTTGCGTGGGCCGGCAGTGGTCAGCCCCTCATAGGCCAGCTGGACGCGCTCGCGCAAAGCGTCATCCGACTCCTTGACCTCCTCGACTGGTGGCACAGCCTGGGGATCTCCCGCCTGAATCAGCAGGCGCCGCAGGTTGACGTTGGCGGCCAGTTGATCCAGATCCGAGCCCTGAGCATGAGCCAGCAGCAGCGCCTTGGCCGCGTCGTTGATCCGGGCGCGCATCTGCATGTCGCCATAGGCCACCAGTTCCAATTGCTTGACGACCGGGTCACTCTCAAGCGCTGCGGTCCAGTTCTCACCCATCGCCAGACGAAACAGTGCCAACTTGCGCTGGTACAGCTCTTCATAGTCCAGGGGCTCCAGCACCTGCGGCGCCGGCAGTGCCGACAAGTCCAGCATGCTCATGCCGTTACCTCCAATATCGCGCTATTCCCCAGGTACTGACCCACCAACTGAAAGCTGATCTGCCCGCCCACCACTGCCACCACCTGCACCCGCTCCAGCTTCAAGCGTGGCTCCCAGCGCAACAGCGCCCGCGCCACCTCGGCCTGGACCGCGCTTTTCCAGCCGCCGGTCACCGGCAAGTCGACGTAGCGGCGCAGGTTGCTGCCGTACTCCGGCCGCATCCGGCGGCTGCCCAGCGGCGTGGTCAGAATGTCCTCGATGGACTGCCGCACATGCTCGATGCCGGACAGCGGCTGGCCGGTGCGGCGATCCATTCCGATCATCGCGTTACTCCTGCTGCAAATCCGGGTGCTTGCTCAGGTACTCCAGCGCGGCGCTATCCCCAGCGTCAGCGGCTACCCGCCCCTGGGCCACAGCCAGCTGGCGGCCGTCCGGCAGGATCAACACCCGGGAGGTGTAGAGGGTGTCGCGGAACACTGCAGGGCCAGCACTGCCCGATTCGTCGGTGAGTCTCTTGGGGGTGGACATGCTTTTCTCCAGGTACAAAAAAGCCGCTTTAAGCGGCTCGGGTTGAGTAACAGTTGCAGGGAAATCATTGCGGCGGCGCCGTTGCCCCAGGGCCCGGCAGCACTCCCAGGTGGGTATGGGTCGATCCAACATTCACCCCGTTGTGCTTCAAGCTCGCGCCGTTGATTTGTACTTCGCCATTCAAGGTGATCTGCCCGGTCAGCGTGATGGTGTCGGCCTTACCTGTAATGCTGCTATCCGTCACCACCGCCGAGCTGCCGCCGACCTGAATGGTCACCGTGCCACCGGGCAGGCTGATGGTGTAGCTCTTGGCCTGCCAGTCGTAGACCAGCGAGCCGCCATCGTCGAAG